GGACGAGGCCCTGGAGCAGGCCGGGCTCTGATGTTCCACGGCTGCCCACCGGCGAGGTGGACGCCCCCGCTCTCGGAGGACTTCACCAGCGCCATCGACAAGTTCCTCCCGCTGCTGCGGGTGGTCTGGAGGATCGCCCTGGGCTTCGAGCACGACGCCTGGCAGATCGACGTGATCCGCTGCGTGTTCGAGATCAACCCGGCGACCGGGCACCTGCGCTGGCGGCAGTTCCTGATCTCGATGGCCCGGCAGCAGGGCAAGTCCGAGATCGCGGCGGCGCTGGCCATCCTGATGCTGCTGTGGGTGCCCTACGCCCTGGTGATCGGCATTGCCAGCAGCGCCGATCAGGCCCGGATCGTCTACCAGCGGGTGCTGCGAGTGATCCGGTCCGCGCCGAGGTTCGCCAAGCTGTTCAAGAAGTCCACCGACACCCGGGGCATCGAGCGGGACAAGGGCGGCGGGCTGTATGAGATCAAGGCCGCGAAGTCCGCCGCCCTCCAAGGCCTGCCGGTCAACCTGGCGGTGGTGGACGAGGTCCACATCGTTGCCATGGCGCTGTGGACAGACTTGGTCAACGGCACCGGCTCCCGGTTCGACTGCCTGGTCTGCGGGATCACCACCGCGGGGGATGAGGACTCCGAACTCCTGATCCACCTGTACGGCGAGGGCGACGCCGGGCGGATCGGGTTCATCTGCTGGGAGGCCCCGGACCGGCCCGAGTACGCCGCGCTGAAGCTGCCCGAGGACGACGACGACCTCTGGGAAGACCTGTGCGCCGCCGGACCGGCCTACGCCACCGGCAGGGTGCCCCGGGAGAACGTCCTGGCCGACGTGCGGACCATGCCGCCGGTGGACGTGATCCGGTACCGGCTGAACAGGTTCGTGAAGGGCGGGGAACTGCTCTACCTGCCGCTGGCGCTGTGGACGCCGCGGGCGCTGCCCGAGCGCCCGCCGGTGCCCGGGCCGGGGCGGGTGGTCTTCACTCTGGACCGAACGCCGGAATGGAGCTACGCGACGATCACGGCCAACTGGAAGGACACCGAGGCCGACCTGATCCACACCGAGGTGGTGGCCAGCTACGCCTACCCGTCGCAGGAACTCCTGGTCGAGAAGTGCGCCCAACTGGCCAAGCACGGCCCACGGGCGTACACGATGGACAGCCAGCAGTTCGGCGGGCTGGCCAAGGAACTGAAGAAGCGGGGGATGGAGGTCTACACCGCCTCCCTGACCGATGTCGTGGCGGCGTGCTCGCTCACCTACTCCAAGGTGGCCAAGGGCAGGATGGCGCACGCGGGAGACCCGCTGCTGACCATGCAACTGCCGCGCACCAAGCGGAAGAACTCCGGCGAGGGCTACAAACTGGTCCGGACCGAGGGCCAGATTGACTCCGTGGTGGCCACCGTTCTGGGCACCTACTACGCGGAAATCCTGCCGCCGATCGCGCCCCAACTCTTCGTCTGATACGTCGATTTATCGACATTTCTGGACAATGGAGGCGTGGGGCGCTTCGTCGATTGGCTCCTCGGCCCTGAGGTCGAGGTCCGGTCCGAGCAACCCCCTGAGCAGCCGCCGCAGGGCTCCGGGGTCCAGCCGCCCAAGCGGTCCGAGGCCCCGGTCACCGACGACGGGCTGCTCTCCACCATCAACGTGTACCGGGCCGCGCAGCTTCTCGGCCTCGGGGTGGGGCAGCTGACCCTGGACGTTTGGCGGGGCAAGGACCTGATCGACCGGCCCTCGCTGATCCGCAAGCCCGACGTGAACATGCGGCTGCGTCCGTTCCTGAAGATGACCACGTCCTCGCTGGCCCTCAACGGCAACTGCTACTGGCAGATCAAGCGCAACGACCGCGGCGAGCCGACCAACATCACCGTCCTGAAGCCGCTGGAGTGCGAGCCGCAGGAGGACGGAACCCTCAGCGTGGCGGGACTCGATCAGGCGCTCAAACCGAACGAGTTCCGCCACCTCGGCCTGTTGCGCATCCCCGGCAGGCTGAAGGCCCTCGGCCCGATCCAAGCCGCCCGGCTGGAGTTGACCGGCGCGGTGAAGGTCACCAAGTACGGCTCGGAGTTCTTCCAGACCGGCGACGTGCCGTCCGGCGTGCTGAAGACCGATCAGGTGCTCAGCCCGGGGCAGGCCGACGACTACAAGAAGCGCTGGGCGGAGCGGCAGGCGCATGAGGTCGCGGTGCTGGGGCAGGGCCTCAGCTACGAGCCGATGATGCTGAGCCCAGAGGACGCGCAGTTCATCGCCACCCGTCAGTTCGACACGACCGCCACCGCCCGGCTGTTCGGCATCCCCGCCCGGCTGTTCCTGGCCGCGGTCGAGGGCGGGTCCGCGACGTACGCCAACCTCCAGCAGGACGACCTCCAGTTCGTCCGGTGGACACTCTCGGACTACCTGGGCGAGATCGAGGACGCGTTCTCCGGCGTCCTGCCCGGCCTTCAGGAGGCCCGGTTCAACCTCGACGGCGTCCTCCGCCCCGACACCAAGACCCGGTACGAGGCCCACAAGCTCGGCATCGATGCGGGCTGGCTGCTCAAGTCCGAGGTCCGCGACATCGAGGGCCTGCCGCCCAAGCCCGGCATCGACAAGCCCAAGTCCGTGCCTGTCATTCCGCCGGCCTCCGGCCCGGGTGAGAACGAGGCCCCCAAGCCCGAGGAGGACAGCGATGGAGACTGACCTGGAAGTCCGGTCGTTCGGCCTGGAGGTCCGCGCCGAGGACGAGGAGCAGCGGATCATCTCCGGCATTGGCGTGCCCTGGGACGAGGACGCCAAGGTCGGCTCGCTGGTGGAGTCCTTCGAGCGTGGCTCGGTGGACGACACCGGTGCGCTGACTCTCCTCCTCCATGACCAGAAGGAAGTCCTGGGGCGCGTCATCCACGCCGAGGACACCGACCGGGGCCGCTTCATCCGTGCCCGTATCGCCAAGACCCCGCGGGGAGACGAGGTGTTGGCCCTGGCCCGAGAAGGGCTCCTGTCCTGGTCAATCGGGTTCGTGCCTGGTGAGGCCAAGAAGCGCGCGGACGGTGCGGTCGTCCGAACCCGGGTCCGCGCCAAGGAATACTCGCTCGTTCCCTTCGGCGCATACGCCGGAGCCCAAGTCACCTCGGTCCGCTCCGAGCCCCCGGCGCAGGTCCGCGCCACCAACCAAGAAGAAGGAGGCTCCGACATGGAGACCGACACCGTCACCCCGGCGGACCTGGTCGAGGTCCGCGCAGCCCTGGAAGACCTCGAACGCAGGTTCGAGCTTCTGCCGGGCACTCTGAACGCGCCGGTCGAGACCGATCCGTTCATGCAGTTCCGCTCCATCGGTGAGTACGTGAAGGCCGTCGCCGCCGGTGAGGAGGCCGCGGTCCGCGCCTACGCCGGTGCGGTGTCCGGTGACACCGTGCTGAAGGCCGCCTGGATCGGCTCCCTGGTGGAGATCATCAAGAAGCGCCGCCCGATCTTCGAGACCTTCTCGACCGGCCCGCTTCCCGCCGAGGGCCTGAGCGTCGAGTACGCCTACCTGAAGTCCAACACGATGCAGGCCGGTGTGCAGGCCGCTGAAGGTGATGACCTGCTGTTCGGCAAGGTCTCGATCGACACCGCCACCGCGCCGGTGAAGACCATCGGCGGTTGGACCTCGCTGAGCCGTCAGGCCATCGAGCGGGCGAACGTCGGCATCCTCGACACCTCCTGGGAGGCGCTGGTCGAGCAGTACGGGCGGGCGTCTGAGGTCTACGCCCGGGGCATCCTGAACACCGCCCTGGCGGCGACCGGCGGCGACGCGCTGGCCGAGGTCGAGGCCGACATCGCCACGCAGGACGGGATCGTGGCCATGGTCCTGAACCTCGTGGAGCACTTCGAGGAAGTGGGCCGCAGCCTCGACGGCATCCTGGTGGACAAGGCATCGTTCCTGGCGCTCTACAGCGTCGAGGCAACCGACCGCGTCCTTCAGGTGACCGGCGCTCCGCAGGACAAGGTCGGCACCCTCACGGTCAAGACCGGGTCGGGCGAGGTCGCGGGCCTGAACTTCAAGCTCCTGCCCGGTGCAGCCGCGGACACCCTGCTGGCCTACGACCGGACGGCGATCAAGGTCCTGGAGGCCCCCGGTGCACCGGCCCGCCTTCAGGACGAGAACATCGTCAACCTCACCAAGGACTTCTCGCTGTACGGCTACCTCTCCGGTGCCGTGGTCAAGCGGGCGGGCCTGGTGAAGGTGGTCGAGGAGGCCTGATCCGTGGACGCCTCGGACCTGCTCACCTACGTGGGCGCGACTGCCACCCAGCAGGACTTCGCTGAGTCCTGCTGGGCGCAGGCCGTCGCGCTCGTGGGCGGGTTCGTGGGCGAGGCCGAGGTCCCACAGGACGTCCTGGACAGGGCCTGCCTGGAGGTCGGGGCCGAGCTGTTCCACCGCAAGAGCACCAAGAACGCGATGGCCCAGTTCGCCACCCCGGACGGCAACCCGATCCGGATCGCCCGGGACCCGATGGTGGCGGCGTACCCGCTGCTGGTCCGCTACGTCGGTCCGGGGGTGGCGTGATGGGCACCCTGAACGACCTCCGCCGGGACATTGCCGTTGTCCTGGAGGCCGCCCTATTCCAGAGCGAGTCGGGCGTCACGGTCTACCGCTACGTGCCCGAGTCCCCGGCGACCCCGTTCGTCTACGTGTCCCCGGACGACCCATTCCTGTCCACCGAGGACGAGCCGTTCGGCCACTTCAAGGCCCGGTTCATCGTCCGCGTGGCGGCAGAGGTCGGGACCAACGAGAAGGCCACTGACGACCTGGACAACCTGATCGAGGCCGTGATCGAGGCCCTTCAGGGCCACTACGTGGTGGAGGAGGTACGCGAGCCGTTCGCCTACCAGACCAACACCGCCATGCACTTGGCAACCGATCTGTCGGTCAGCGACAGCATCCGAATCACCTAGGAGAAGAAATGGGAAGCACCCGCATCAAGGGCGTGTCGCTGTCGCTGCTGATCGGCACGCCGCCCGTCGAGTACATGGCCGACGTCACGTCGTGCAAGCTCAGCAACGACGAGGCCGAGAGCGACGTCACGACCTTCGAGGATGCCGCCGGTGGCGGTGCCCGGGACTACTTCCTGGACATCACCGGGACCCAGTCCACCGACGCGGACAGCCTGTGGTCCTACATCTGGGACCACTCCGGCGAGGTGGTCGGTTTCACCTATGCCCCGCACGGCAATGCCGTGGCCAGCGCGGACCAGCCGCACTTCATCGGGATGGTGAAGATCGGCCCAAAGCCGGAGATCGGTGGTGAGGCCGGGACCTCGAACACGTTCACGTTCGAGAGCCAGTGGAAGTGCGAGGGCGAACCGGCCCTGGACCGGGGCTCGGAGGGCTGAGCCGTGGCGGCGTTCGGTGATCCCTACGAGATCACGAAGGGGGATGTCCGGGTCCGGATCGACGGCCTGGGCAAGACCCTTCGCGCGCTCAGCAAGGCGGGAGCCGACGCGCAGGACATGAAAGACCTGATGCACGACATCGGCATGTTGGTGGTCAACGACGCGCACCCGCCCGTGAA